ATCTCACTTAAATCAGGATGAAATCCGTACTCAATCCCATCTACTACAATTATTCTCTTTAACCTACTGTTAGCATCCTTTTGCAATTCAGCTATCTTACTTAAAATATTAGATACGTCATTTATACCTAACTCTTTTATAAGTTTCTTTGGTATATTAGACAACAAGCTAATTGTATCTAATGCTTCTTTAGACTTAGACTTACTACTCATTGTAATAAGTTTAGCCCATTTATCAAGTGTTACATCATTCCAACTGTTTATAAGATTGTAAGTGTTTTGCTTACCATCTTTCTTAATGTTTACTTTCATTATTATATAATAGAAATTTAATTAATATAGTTTAAAATTACTATATTTGCTGAGTTTTCAATGAGTTTTTGTTAGAAAAAGGTGTTAATTTTTAAAGATTGCACCTTTTTTTTATACTTTTTTTTAAATAATTTACTAGAGTAAAACAATCTTTCTTGTTAAATAAGTTGTTAATAATTTGGTGGATAACAAAAAGTCTGTAACTTTGCAGTATAATTAATAACAAAAACAAAAACTATGACAACTACACTAGACAGATACTACGAAAACATGACTATATCAAATATAAAAAAGCAATTAGAATTTCTTAAAGAACAATATGAAAAAGCTAACGAACAATGGAAAACTCATTGTAGTATAGTTAAAGCTGGATTTAAACATCTTCCAGACTGGGAAAGAGTAGGAGCTTATCAAAATGCAAATGATAGAAGACAATTCTGGTTCATGCAAAAAGAAATAACTTATGATAACTGGAATAAATTTTCTGAGATGCTAGATGATAAAAACTTCTGGGGAAATCTATAATAATAACTTAAAACTAATAAAAACGGAGTTATTGCACAAAATATTTACCATAGTTACTATCCACTTCATAATACATACGCATAGCCAAAGCATCAGAGTAGTCAGGAGAACGTCCTAAAATAGATTTAACATTATCCTTAGAAAGTATTTGTAGTTTATTATCCTTATCTGCGTCTTTAGTTCTTACCTGCTCTAACTCCTCAATTATATAACTCTTTATATTTACATCAGAACAACTAACACCTAACTGTCCTTTATTAATTAAGTCAGCTAATTTATAATAGCATTGAGTCTTTAGGTTTTGATAGTTCTCTCCTTTAATTGGTCTTGAATTATTAATAAAGCCTTGACAACGTAAGTAATCTTTTACACCACCACCTACTCCGTCCTCATCTACTATGATGTTTCTTAAATTAACCTGGTTGTCTTGTTGTATTTTTTTAATTTGCTCTACAACCTCATTTACAGACGATTTAAGCATAGTTTTAATATATGTGGTATGTAAACCCTTCCAAAGCATTATAACTGTTCTATCACTTCCAAATCGTGCTACATCACAAGTTATGTATTTATCTCCATCAATGCCTTGTTGATTAAATAAACTTACTATAGCATTGTAATCTATTAAACTGTCATCAGTTGCATCATATTCCCAGTTACCATATAAGAGTCTTTGTTTACTTAATTCGTCTAATTCAGATAGCTGCTTCTCATAATGCTGAGAGATATACTGATTATCCTTTACTAGACTTTGTATAAACTTTCTGTAAGGTTTTATAGTGTTGTCTTTAGCAGGTCTGTAGTATTCTGTATATACCCAGTTCTTAGCAGGGTTACAAGTCATTACAAGTTTAGGTATTAAATCGTTCTCATCTAATTTGTACCTTAATCTTGAAGCTACTACGTTCTTAGCCTTTTCAGTTATTTGGTTAGCTTCGTCAATAAATGCACCAGTAATCTCAAGTGAACCTAGACTATCAAAGTTTCTGTCTGAAGGATATAAGAACAAGTCTTTAAGTATTATCTCACTTCCGTTATAGAAGCTAATAATATTACTTGAGCCATTGAATGTATAGTGTTCTCCTGATTTTAGATTCCAAGCATTACAGACTTCAAAGAAAGTATTAAGTGTAGTCTTTTTAAGAGCATCTAGCTTAGACCTACCCATTAGATACCTTGTACCTTTATACTGTAAGCACATAAGAATTAAATAGCTTACACCTACCCAACTCTTACCACCTCCTGCTGCACCTCCAAATAATACTTCTTTAGTCTTTTTATCAAATAGGTATTTAAGACATTCCTTTTGTGTTACAGTAAATTCAGGATTAATCTCCAAGATTTATATTAATTTTGATAGGTTCGTTTCCTGATGTTAAATCTATTTCTTGCTTTTCATTATAACCTCTCTTACGTCCTCTTGTTCTTAAAAAAAATGTAGTAGCAGTTGTACTACCATTTTCTATCTGTTTCTTTAAATGTGTTTCAGCAAAGTCAATAAATTTACTTTCTATACTGTCTACTGCTTTACGATATTCCTCATCATTTTTACACCATATATAATGTTGTGTTCTACTAACCCCACATTTAACACTAGCTTCGGTAACTATACCTAGTGAAACCTCTAATGCTTCTAACATTTGCTCTTTGCCTAGTCGTGTACGTTTTTGTTCGTTTTCCATATTATATAATAGAAATTAATTGTATTCGTTTGGTAGCATTAATCTTATGCCTAAGTCAGACAAAGCCCATATTCTAATCTGTTCACAATATACTTCAAATGCTTTTGTATTTAAAGATGTTGTACTTACTATTTTGTTTAGTCCTATCTTCTTATCGTTTATCTCTATCATCTCCCATTCATTAAGAAACTTAGCCCTTAATATATCATGAAGTTCATCATTAAAATATCCTAGTTCTTCAGCTAATACTTGTACTATACACTTCCAGTAATAATTGTTCTGTAAGTTAGACCTTGTGTTTCTGTTTTTCTTTACTTCTACTGTGTAAGGACTTTCCATTTCTTTTAAGTAGTTTACTAATTGCATCTTGTCTTTGTTATCGTGTATTACAAACTTCATTAGCTTGTTAGTTTTGCTTTAGTGTCTTTCCACATTCTATCTTGTCTTTTACTTAGTGATGGTTCTGTTCTTCTTAACTGAGGAAAGCCATTAAACTCTTTAGCTATCTCTTGCATATACTCTCCACAGTTTGGACACTCAGTTCCTAAGTTCACAACTCGTGAATCTATGACTTTCATAACGACTTTACTTAGTTCTTTTTTTATTTCACATTTGTTACATTGATATATTAACATAGTTTTTTTTTTAAAAATAAAGGAGAGTATAAAAACATTTAATTATTATTATGGCATTATGCCTACTCTCCCTTATTTAGTTACATATGACTTATTCTTACATTCTTTTTCTTATCCTTTTCTAATATCTCCAGTTGATTACTTAAATGGTCTATAGCTTTTTGTAAACATTCTTTTGGACTATTGTGCTTTCTATCACTTCTTAGAATATATGTAAGTGCCGTAGCACAATTATAATTTAATTCGTAGTCCTCTATTATATCAAATGCTTTATAGCCATAGACTTTTCCTACATAATAATTTGGTGTTTTATCTTTCATATTTATTTACTATTTGTTTAATTCCTTGATAGCAGTTATTCAAACAAGTACCACAATTACTTGTAGGTTTATAGTTAGTACCATAAATTGTATTGTATAACTCTACCATTTTCTTTTTAACTGTTACGTTTTTTGCTACTCCTGTCTTTACATCTTCCCAAATCAATAAACATTCTTCTATTAGTTCTTGTGGTATGTCATCAGGTCTTTCTACTTCTGTTGTCTTACTCCAATACTTTTGAGGACACTCCATTACTCCTATTCTAGCTTTTACTTTCATAAAACATAAGCAGACCTTACAAGTACCTGTAGGTTTAAAGTAATATACACACTCTCTACATAATGCTATGCGTTCTTGATACACCTCATCTTTAACAAAGAAATTACTCATCTAACAATTCTTTAAGTTGTTCTCTTACTTTGTCTATAGTTGTGAACAGACTGTTTCTACTTATACCTGTCTTTTTCGCTAGTCCTGTTAATGTATTACCCTCGTAATAATACAATCGGAAAACTGAAGCATCGTACCAATAAACAGATTCTAATGCTTGGTCAATAAGTTCTAGCTTTTGCCATTGTTTATATACTTCAGGATTAGGTATGTTGTATAGATTCTTTTTGTTTTGTTCATCCTGCCAAGTTTTACTTTCATAAGTTACGTTGCTAGAACTTTCATCTATATGAGTATAGTATTTCTTATACTTATAATAGTAAGGACTTCTTACTGATGTAAAACTTCTTCTTAATACTACTGCACCATATCTTATTAATCCTTTCTGACCATCTTTTTCGTATATGTCTTTTAAAACTGTAGGATTCATTTGTAAAAAATATAACATTAATTCTTGTACTGCTTCTTCTATTTCGTTTATATCCTTAGTAAAAGTATAGGACATCTCTACAAATGTCTTTCTACAATCTGCTATTGCTTCATAAACTTTATTCATTATTGTATTCTATTTCTCGCAAATCATTTACCAAAACTTCTAAAGCATTATCTAACAAAACTTTGTAAGACCTAACTATTTCTAAATTGCCTTTAGTTTGTATTCCTGCAAAATATCCATTAACCATTACAGAAGTATTAATAGGTATTATCATTAACCAATCGTTCCAGTTACCACCATTTACATCTTCTCCGTAACTGTTGTGATATTCTAAAACACAATCTAAAACCTCTTTAAAGTTTTCAAACTTTGCTTTAGTAGATATGTCTTTTGCAAATGTCAGCATTAAGTTTAAATAATCATTGACAACTATTTGATGTGTAGTATTTGCAAATATAGGTTTGGTCATATTCAAATATAGAAAATTATTCATTCTATATTCTTTTCCTTTTTTATTTTATTAACAAGGTCTTTGTAATAACTTATCTTCTCTACATAATCTATACGCATCATTTTAAATGGTTGTCTTGCTTTTAATTGTAGTTCTTCAGCAGTTCCAACTCCATATTCGCTATCTAAATACATTCCAAATTTATACTGTTCTCCTTGTCCAAATAAATTATCTGCTGCTGACTGTGGTTTTACATTTTGTTCTAACCAACGAGTTGATAGATGACGTCTTGAAATAAAATGACCTGCATGAATATTTTTATAATGATATTTACGTTTTGATGTAAAACAAATTACCATACCATTATCATCACAAGATTTTAATCTAATGTATAAGCTAAACCATTTGTCTAACTCTTTTTTTAGTTTACTTACAGGTTTTTTTACCCCCATATTAATTTTTGTTCAAATGTTGGTTTAGGTTTAAAGTATAAATATTTAGCTACTGTTGTTTTTCTACCAAATCTAGTAGTAAATTCAATATCTGTAGTGTGTATAGGATAACCATTTTCTTTTAAATTAAATATAATACTAGCTAGTCTTGTAGCACCATATTCCCTTATAGCTTCTAAACTTGTAATATGTCCATAGTTTTTAAGATGCCATTTAATTGCATCAGTTTGTGTTTTAATTTCTTCCTTAGTTATTTTTATTGTTTTCATGTTAATAGTTTTTGTGATTGATAAAAAGGTACTTCTTTTGGATTCTTGTTTAAAGTATGTACTTGGTAATAAGCATCATTGACAGTTTTCTTGTGAGCAATAATCCAACGATAAAAAGTTCGTATATTTAAAAAAGGTTCAAAGTCGCAATATCTTACTCCTATATGAGCAGCATCTTGTATTTGATTAAAAGTCATACGTTTCATTCTATTTTCTGTCTGTAAGTCTAGTGCTAGTATCTTAGATAAAGATGCCATTGTTTTAGCATCTGCTCTGTGTCCTAACTCAACTGAAGTTTTAGCAATTAAGTCAAGAGTTTTTTCAGTTAATTCTTTAAGATTTTCTTCTTGAAGTGTTTTCATTTTCTATAGTTTTTTAATTTATACTTAGTCATATCGTTTTTTATAATAGATTTTTCTTGATATTTAAAATCATCATTTGGTTTTACAAACTTACCATCTATTTCTATTTTACCACTATAA